TAATCGTTAAAGTTTGTTGAGCCGGGGGGTGCACAGTCCCATACTGTGGCACTGGGATGTAAGGACGCCAGACCTGCACAAGTGCTGGGGCATGTGCATACAAGCAGTTGGTCGGCCGTGCCGGGTCCAGTTTCCCCAGTTGGCAATCCCCCCAATGGTCAGCACTGCGCATCCTGATGAAATGGCCGCAGGACATGATGGCCTGCATGGGGCGTTCGAAGTGTGTACCAACCCGCATCTCAAATACCCACAGCAATGGGTTGACTTCCTCTTCTTCAGGGAGAATTGTCTGGGCACGGTCCTGAAGCAGCAACCGCCCATCTGGCATCGCCTCAAAATCTTCCCAACTTTTGTCTTCGGCTATTCTTACCAGCTGGTCCAAACTTATTCTGTCTTTGCTCATGTTGGCCTCGCAGCGTATTTGAGGAACTCGTGCAGGGGGATTATATTCAAGCTGCGCTGCGGCGCGATCATCAACGCACGCTTCTCAAGCCTCAGTTCCCTGGCCCCTATGTTGCACAGGCAGGCCATGGGTAGCATGTGGTTCTGCTTGGCAATGAGCAATGGGAGCTTGCTGTAGGCAGTTGCTTGGACCAGAGCTTCACCCCAGAACTCAATCAAGTGCCCTTTGCCGGTCAACAGGCCCAAAAAGTTAAGATTGGCGTAGCTTTTGCACTCAATGAAGAACCTGCTGGCAAAGGCTGCCCCTGTTGGGTGGATGCAGGAAATGTCACCGGATTGGGCTGCCAGACGCTTGCCTTTGAGGGCGGCAACAGTAGACCTGCCTCCACTCATGGCTGAACGCCAAAATACGTCTTCCTGCTTGCCATGGCTTATCCACAACGACAGTTCCCGGCATACTTCTCTTTCGAAAGAAGCGCCTTTCTGCTTGCCCCCGCCTCTGCGCATTTTTATGGCTCCTGATCTGTGAAATGCCGCTTAATCATAGTAGACAAAGCATACCAATTGTCTTGGTTGATATAGATTGCCCCAGTCAAGCCTGACAAACCTGAGGTCTTCTTTAAGATCTGTGCTAATTCATAAGCTGTGATGTTGTCACACGGCACAAACCAAATCTTCATGGTTGGCTCTTCCATGTATGGGGGCATTTCACCGCTTAGAAGTCTCCACCATTTACGCATACTTGCTCCTCGTCGGTAAAAAGCTGGTTTCCACTTCTGACCAAGCTTGCTTGACGCTCTTGGCCAATGCTTGGCGCTCCTTGTTGTAGTCAGCATCTGACATTTCACCAATCTTGGCAATATATTCCTTAGCTGACATGTCAACCCCAAGCCGGTCAACTTCGTTGAGCCAACGGACACTGGCCCCCACATCATCAACGCCAAAGCCAAAGATGAAATCAAACGATGCTTCCCTGAACTGCAGCCCAACCTTGTTCTTCTTGACCTTGGCCAAGATTGTCACGCCGTAGGTCCGCTCAATTTTGGCAATAGTACGTTTCAGCGGTTTGACAGCCGACAGCCAGAAAATCTGCGATGCGTAGAAGTCAAGTGCCTTCCCGCCCGCACGGCGGTACTTCTCACCAAACGTGACCCCTATATTCTCACGCACCTGACTGACTACCACCAGCAGCACCTGGCTCTGTTCAATTCTCCTGGCAGATTGGCGGAAGAACCCACTCAGCATCTTGGCCTTGGCCGTGCCGTAGCTGGCTTCGCCTACGTCACGTTCCATCTCAGCCTCGTCACTGAGGGCATCAAGGCTGTCCAGCACGTAAATGCCTGGTGACTTGGCTTTGATCTGAGCATCAAGGAACTTGTCAAAGTCACGGGCAAAGTCCTCAACTGTGGTGATTGGCTTCTCTTGGTCACCAAAGTCAACTTTTTCTATCTGCAAGCCCATGGCTGCGGCATAACTGGCATCAAATGCTGCTTCGGTCTCGCAGTAACGGACAGCCCCTTCAGGGTACTTCAGCAGGAAGTTAATCATGGCCTCGGCAGCCAGGGCGGTTTTGGCTGTGGACCTGTCACCAACAATGTTGACGATCCGGCCAATGGCATAGCCCCCGCCTAGGGCACAATCCAGCAGCGTGCAGCCACTGGAAATGAAGTCAATCCCCGCCTTTTCACTGACGAAGTACGACGTTTTGACTATTTTAGGTCTTTCACGCTTACTCATTTGTCTTGTTCACTTCATTGTGCGAATACGTCTAACGTGTAGCCCATGACAAACAGGACAAATGGCGACAAAACGATGAAGCCAATAATTGCCCAAACCCATCTTTTCCAAAGTGGCATCTTCACTTTGGTTTCTCTACTGACCATTTTCTGCACACATTTGGCTCACCGGGGCGGCATTTGTGCCAAGACAGCATATCTGACGAACCACCAGCCAACGGTGCCCCACCTGTGATGCAGCCATTTCCTAGGCACCATTCAACTGGTTTCTTGGCTTTTACTATCGTGGGTACGATAGTTGCAAGCACAAAAACGACCACAAATAATCTAATCATCACACAGGCTCAAAGTTGTCGGCGAAATACTGCGCAGCCACCAACCATTGATCTTCGTGGTTTTTGGGGTTGCGGGCAATCATGTCACCTTCCTTTGGTGATCCGGCTGCTTTGTCTGGCACGCTGATGCTCACCCCATCAAGGGCCTCCCCAGGAACATAGGGCCGCAGTTCGGCTATTTGCTTACGTCGGTATTTCTTGAACATCTTTTCACACTCCCATTTGTGATACGGGATTTCGTCGTTGAGAACCTGAGAAAGGGGGCGGCGATCCATGCTTATCGGATCAATGCCGCCCCTTTTCATCAGTTCAATCTTCCTCTGCTGGCTGACTACCCGTCTGGTGCCTGCGCCTGATACGGTCCCTGATGCTTCCACCCCCACTTTTGGGCGTTGGTTCCTCGTCAGACTCAGCCACACGCGGCCTGGCGCGGCGGGGTGCAGGCTCCGGCTCAGGGTCAGCATCCTCAGGCTCAGGCTCAGGCTCAGGCTCAGGCTGCCTTCGGCTGCGCGGTGCAGGCTCCGGGTCAGGCTCTTCAGGCTCAGGTTCAGGCCGCTTCCTGTCACGCGGCGCAGGTTCATCATCTTCTTCCTTGGCTGCCGGTGCCCCACCGCCAAACACTTTGGAGATGTGGTCATAGCTGTAGAACTGCAGGCAGTCAGGAATCGGATTTTCAGTGATGTATTCTAGCCACTTATCCTGCTTTTTCTGGTCGTCAGACAATGGGCTGGTTTCCAGCAACCGCATTTTGGCTGCCGGGTAGTCAGTGGCCAAATTTGACCCGGTTTTGTAGAAGCGGATATCACACCCCTCCTCAGGGTTGTCCACTTCCACAATCTCACCCGTCTCAGGGTCACGGGCAAGATCAATAAACGCCTTGTCCACCTTGCTGAAGGGGGCCGCATACAGCTGCGGGCCTTCATCTTCCTCAAGCCGGTCAATCACCCACATGAGGATGCGGTGGGTAGGGCGCAGGGCCTTGGCCAGGGCTTCGTCACCCTCACGTTCGGCCTGCTGTCTGGCCTCAGCAATGGGATCACGCCCTTGGCCCATCTTGGACAGTGACAGGTAGGACTGATTGTCCGGCCCGATTTGGTAGTTGACGTGAATATCATAGCCATAGTGCCTGGCCCCCTTCCAGGTTGGGGGCATTATGCGGATGACGTTTTTGCCATCCTTGGCCTTGTACATCTTGAAAGAAGGCTTGATGTAGCTGTCGAACTGGCCACCCCTCATGTTAGCCCGTTCTGACCAATCCTCCTTTGGCCTGCTTCTGTACTGGAATTTACGCTCAGCCATTTCTGGCTCCTTTCTGGTTGTTGTAGAGTCTCTTGGCTTCGTTCAAAGCCCAACTTGCCTGAAAAGCGGACGGCCCAAGTTTTCCTACCTTGAACCCTTTGATCTTGAACAAGTCCCAAGGATTAGTTGTTTTCATAATTCCTGGGTTTCTAGGAATAAGTGACAAGATATGGCGTGCTAATTTTTCTGCAGTGTCAGTGTAGTCACTCATTTCTTCTCCCTTTGTAAAGCTAGGCGTTCCCGCCGTCGCTGGTAAACCATGGCATCGGTACTCTTCATCTCACGTACTGACGTCTGTTCAAAGTAGTTGCTGGCATGCAGCCTGCCCAGGGTTTTCAGCATCTCACTTCGCTGAAAAAAGGAATCCTTAAGGGCTGCCAGTCGGTCGGCATGTTCCTTGGCTTCAAGCCACTCAGTGAATGCTTTCTGATGGTCTGGGGCAACCTGCACTTGGCCTTTGATGTAGGTGTCAGTAGCCCTCTCACTATTTCTAGCTCTAAAGGCGTGGAAAAGGTCAGCATCAGTCACTGACAGTTCTTCCTTGAGAGCATCACGTTCAGCTACAGCCTGGGCGTAAGCCTCAGACACTTCAAAGAACAAACCAGGTTGCTGCATGACTTCATCATCCAGCGCCTGCTTGTCTATTTTTAGGTATTTCTTGAACTCGTCAATGTCTACGGTCATGGTTGATAGTCCAACCCTATTGCCATCGCGATACTGTACATCAGCGGGGCCATGCGGTCACTGGCATTATAGGACGACTTAAAGCATTCAAGAAGTGTCAGCACTTGCCGTGCCTTGTCGTCGCCAGTGGTGTTCAGCAGCACACTGCCAAAGTAGTTCACCAGCATTACCCTCACGCTTTCCGCGTCGCTATTTTCAAGAGCTTTAACAAACTTAACGGCCTCAGCCCATGTCTGGCTGCGCCCGGAAATAAGCCATCTTGCGAGATCAATCGCCTCACGGCTTTGTGTTGCACTGCGTATGGTGATACGGGCTTCTCTCGCACTTTTCGCATGGGCGCAGGCCTCCAGCCATACCAGCGCCTGGCGTGGGCTACCGCCTGCATCTTCGGATATGGCCGTAATGACTTCGTCGGGGGTTTCAAACCCCTCAACCTCAGCCACAGATTGTAAGAGCTCAAAAATGAGCGTTTCATCGACTGGTTTGAGATCATATTTCAGGCACCTTGTTTGAATGGTTTTGGGAATCTTCCCAGGTTCGGTGGTGCACAGCATCCAATAGATATGTTTGGGAGGTTCCTCTATCGGTTTGAGGAGGATTGTCCAAGCTGCTGCTGACAGCCGGTGTGCTTCATCAAGGATGATAGACTTAATGCCGGATTTGCCAATAGCCCGGAAAATACTCCGGTTAAGAACAGCGCGCATAGCATCAGCACCCGAGTTTGTTGCTGCATCTATTTCCTCAATGTTGGCAACGGTAGCCTGACCCCCGGCGAATTCATTGGCCAGGATACGTGCTAGGGTGGTTTTGCCGGTACCGGACGGCCCGGTGAAGATGTAGCTGTGGGCACGGTTGCCCTTGATCGCCTGTTTGAGCGAAGCAACAGTACCATCCTGCCCTATTACCTCGTCAAAGGTAATAGGACGGTACTTCGTGTGCAAACTCATATGTCACGGTGACTCCAAAACTTGCCTATTCCCTGCATGCCATACCAAGCAGGCCCTATAGAAGCTTTGACTGAGAGTGGAACATTGATCTCCTTGTACGGCGGTGTCAGCATGACCTTGTAGATTGTGGTGATGGCTTCCTCCAATATGTCATCGTTGTCAGGGATAACAAAAGTTAGATCATCGTGAATGTTCAGCACCGGGTGCAGGTGCCACTGGCCGGTCTCAACTGCCAGGGCAGACAACTCATTCATGGCATAGCACACAATATCGCAAGCAAAACTTTGGACTGGGTGGTTGATGGCCTGGTTCCTAGTCAGCGGGTAATGGTGACGTCTGCCAGTAGGGGACGCCACCCAACCATATTCGTAGTAGTGCTGCATTAGCTGATCTTGCCACTCAGCCAGTCCGTCAAAGGTTTCCCAAAATTCATCCATCAAGTCTTCAATTACATCCTCAGGTGCGTCCAAGTACCCGGCAATAGACTTGTTCTGTGCGCCAAATATGGCTGGGAACACCAGCTTATTCTTGATGCGGGATCGGTTCGGGGGGCCAGCAGCTGGGTATCTTGCAGTGAATTTCTCAGCCCATTCCTGGTGAATGTCATAATCCTCCCAAAGGGCTTTAACCAAAACCTTGTCCTTGCTGCACATGGCGGCAGTGCAGCCTTCTAGTTGCCCATAATCGAACGCCACCAGGAGGTGGCCTTTTGGAGCCACGATTTGCTTCCTGATCCAGGCGTCCCTGCGCTGAGGAAAATTTTGCATGTTGGGATCATCACTACTCGTTCGCCCGGTCTCAGCGAAGGTTGTGTTGAAGTTACAGTGGATCCTTCCATCCGGAAATACCAGCGATCCCCGTCCCAACTCCAAACCGTCACAGTACGTAGATTTGAGTTTGGTGCGGTTTCGGAGTTCAAGTATTGATCTTGCGAGGGGGTGGCTAATTCTATCCAGTACATTCCTGTCAACTGAATACCTCCCATTTTCCATCAGCACCTCTGGCCGCTTCAGGTAGTCCTTGAAGATGCTGAGGGCATCAGGGCCAGCTGCGAAGTTGACTTCACGGTGATCCGCCTTGTACTCACGTACCACCGGTAAAGCGTCAATCTCAGCTTCTATAGCGGCTATCTCACTGCCAAGCTTGGCTTGGTTGCGCTTGACTTCAGCCTGATCCACCAGCACCCCAAGGGTCTGCATCAGGGCAACTGAAGTCTGCCTGGGCAACGCCTCAAGGTAGGCGTCGTGCAGCCCGCGTTCTTTCAGCAACTTGGTCTGGGCGTGCCAGAGCTTGAGGGTATATTTTGTGTCCAGGGCGTTGTAAATCAGCATCTCACCCAGGTCAGACTTTGACATGTCCTTCTTGTTCAATCCCTTGAACAGGGATTTGTACTCAATACCGAAGTGCTGTTTGACCAGGAACTTCAGGTTTTGGTATGGTGCACGCCGGTCATCATCGCCATGACCCTGTTTGCCACGCCTTTCATCCAGTAAATGGGCCTGCATCTGAGTGCATTCCCAACCCGCATGGTCCACGATGCCCCGTCCAAATAGCCAAATAAACCATTCAAGTTCGAAGGGGGCGTTATGTGCCACTTTAATTGGGCCGCCGCGTTCAAGTAGCCTTGCACATATTCTATCAAGTTCTTTTCTTTGCTGTACGTTCCAGGCATTTGTTGGATGCGAGATTGCAAAAGAGAAATTAGTTTTTTCAGTTGATATGGCGATAGACATGATGGCTGCACCGTCGCTGAACGGTCGGAGGCCTCTGGTTTCGATGTCGACTGCGATGGTGTCAACCGTGCCAGCATGATCAAGTAGCGCACATAGTTTTCCGTAATGACCGGGGTCTGATCCGTCAAAGCATTGCACTCCTGATCTGATTTCTGCCTCACTATCAACGTGCCGTGGCTCAAGTCTTTTGACATTGGTACAGGCATTTTTGATGTCCATCCTAAAACAATGCCCCAGCTTGCTGTTGAGGGGCTTTTTCTTGTCATATGCTGTCCTCAAGATGAATGAGGGATGATAAGTAGGCATGAACCAGCATTCGTGGTTGCCTATTTTGACCGCAAACAGCCTGCCCCGCATCCCTGCCAGATCACTGGAACCAAGCATAGCCTGTAATGGCACTGCCCCCAGGCCGGCTATCAGCTTGGGCTTAGCCTGTTCTATGAATTTGACCCGTCTTGGTTGGCAGCATTCTACCTCCTGCCAAGTTGGTGCACGGTTGCCCTTGTCGTCGGTCGGTCGACAGTTGCACACGTTGTCAAAAGAGCATACAGAAAGATAGCCATCAGGTATGCACTGCCGAAGTAAAGAACCTCTGGGACCCGTGAGTGGTCTGCCGGTGTTTTCATCCTCATCCCTCCCTGGGGCTTCAGCCAAGAAATACACGTCAGTTTGACGTGCCAACGTAGGCAGCATTTTTGGGGTTTGAACGTCAGCCTTGTTTAGCGGGCATGCGGCGCAGCCAAGGCGGCGCAATGCAGCCACGCTAGCGGCCTTGCGCGGGGCACCCATGGGCTTGCCGGTAGGCTTAGCAGGGGCTTTGCGGGCCTGCTTGCTGAAGAAAAATGAAATGGCTAACCCCCTAAATTACCTGACAGGATGAACAGCTTGTTGCCTGAGCGGAACGTGCAGCAGTTCTCAGCCACCGACATTTCATCACACAGGCTGATGCACCGTTGGATACGTTCAGCTGAGACATTAGCTTGCACGTTACTGTGGCCACTAAGTGGCAATGTATCTTTTACAACTCCCATTGCCGCTGTTGTCAACAGCTCCAGTCTGTTCAACTGAACAGTGAACACAGTTTTGGCAGACTCAGCGTCGGCTACCACCCTGGCCCTGGATAAAGCGCGATGTAAACCATCAGGTATCTTGACGTGCCTTGGTTCAGCTTTCAGGGTTCTTTTAATTAGCCCTTCGTGATCTGTGGGGGCGTCATTGACCATGAGCCTGCCATAGACAATGTAGTCACTATCTAACCCCACACAGGCCCAATCATCATTGATTACAACACTGCCACCGGACGCCTCAGATTCCTTGGTGACCTTGATCAGGGCATTACAGAAGTTATTGGGAAGCATAAAGGTGTGCTTAACCTTGGCACTGGTCACGAACCGGGTGAGGGCATCGCCATCAGTGGAATACATGGTGCCGTTGGTGAACTGGACCCCCATCAGGGCCGCCCGCGCGGTGTCTGTGCCTGTTGTGAGCAGGCAGGCTTCCAACCCGGTGATGAAGTCTGCATCTAAGTCAAACTGTGCCTTTGGCTCAGCATTGGGGATAAACCACAAGAAGTCCTCAACTGGGAACCAAGGCAGCTTGAAAACTGATTTCCCGGCTTTAACAATCAGATCGTCATCCTTGATGCTGAATTCCACGGTTTCTGAGTGGCTGTTCTCAAGCAGGCCCTTCAGGGTTTCCCCGTGCACACAAAATGCTTGTTCTGTGATGCAGGGCGAAGTAATGGCCAAGGTGTCATTGCAGGCCATAACATTTTCTTGAGTGAAGGCAAAACACTTGAAGATCGGTATGAGATCATCCTTGGCCAGTGCCTGACTGACCATTCCTAACTTCTTGACTAGCTCTTCCCTATTCATAGTTTTCCTTTTTGATGTTGGCCAACTGTTTGGCCAGTGACTTTACTTCCTGGGTGACGTATGCAATGTCACGGTAGACTTCATTTCTATTGTCATAATTTGCCAATGTAAAAAGACCCGGTGAATAATCGTCAGCGTGGGAACAGTCAAACCCAAACCAGTGGGTACCATCTTCTCCCATTACGCCTGCAAATGTCAGCCCCCCGTGCACCCTAATGTCACTTATCTTATACTCTACTCGTTGTGTTACATGTCTACGCCACCATTCAATGTTCTCATCGATGATATACTCAACAGGATCATAGCTCATACCCCAAGCTGGATGTTCTCTAGGAACAGCCACATAGCCACAAAGGGAACCTACTGGCCCACGCACAATACGACAGTGCAGACCTGTTTCTTCATCTACCCAATCAACAAGGTCAGGTTCCCCCTGCCAAGGACCTGGCCCCCAATCTGCTTTGTTTTCTGATCTCATTGTGGTGTCCTAAATACGAGGAGGAACTCGTGGGCGGGGACGAGCTTGTGCCCCTTCCAGGCGTTGGTAGAGCGTTTGGCAGCTGACGCAAAATTCTTGCTCAGCACGATCTGCTGCCAATAGATGAACCCAGCGTCTTGGAAGTTCATTACAGTATGCGCTGGGAAGTCAATCAACTCACCAGTTTTCTTGTCCCTGAACGGCCCGACCACAATACAGACAAACGCCCCCGGCTTCATGTGTGGACGGTGCGCCTTAGCACATTTCTGCATGCTAAGGTCAAAGTCCGTGTAGCTCTTTGCGTTACTGAGGTCGTTGGGCAGGTCGCTATACTTTTCCAAATTCCAGTAGGGAGGACAAGTCAGTGCACAATCAAATTCACCCATGGGGAAAGCGGGTTGAAGTAGGCAACCATCGCCAAGGTAATAATCCACACTATTATGAAGGTCCATCTCTGTGAGAAGCTTGAGATTTTCATCTATTTGCTCCTGCCTGATGTCGAAGCCTACGTATTCATACCCCATTATGGCAGCAACGACAGCCCTCGGAGGGCCGCCAGCAAGAGCATCAAGGATCCTAGATCCGGATGGTGCGTACCGAAGAAGTACCCACTCGACCAGAGGAGCAGGGAAAACGCTGTGAGTACCAGTATAAACCGAGTCATGATCTGCCCTCATTGTTTCAGTGCGGGTGCCGGTATGACCGTCCTCACCCAACAGCCTGCGCCAGTCCCTGACCCGCCTGCGTATGATTTCATCCACCCGCCACACAGTGGTAGTGGTTTGAAACCAGGCTTTGCCTGGGTCCGGACGTGAATACCCCTCCTTAGCGGTGATAAGGAGGGGCTTGGTGCGGTGCATAACTTTCCCAGCTGGACCTTTAGTCTTGTACAGCATCTTTTGCCATCTCAAGCATCTTTGCTTCGGCTTTCTCAAGGGCAATTCTGAGTCGCTTAACGGCTTCTTTGGGAAGGTATATTGCCGTATGGTAATTTATTCCTTCACCAACATTCTCAGCACACGCAAGCCTTACCCCATCAGCATAGATAGCCACGTCAACCAGAGTGACGTGCACTGCCGTCAGATCCAGGTGGC